ATGTGTTTTCATATTTTATTTATTGCGAAAAGAAATCCCGCAACAAGTCTCGGCGTGAGAAAGGCGAACAGCGAGCCTGCCGAGATTGTTGCGGGAAAAAGTTTGTTTCATTTGCTGTATTGAACGGCTTCTCACAGCCACTCTGAATTTAGTCTAAGATTTCAGCCTTGTCAAATAACGCTGCAAGACCTCGTCGGCCTCCTCCTCGATCCATCGCGTGGATTGAGTAACGACCTCAAGCCACTCTCCGTTGATAAGGATTTCGTAGTCCCACCGCTCGCAGTCGTCTTGGTGGTTTGGCCAGCACCGGAGCGGATAGCCGCGCCATTCTTGAGATACTTTCATTTGCCGGATAGGAGTTGGTTGAGCCTGGCGACCTGTGCGCGAAGCTCGTGGTTGTCTCGCGTGAGGTAGTCGTTTCGTGCAGTCAACAACTCGATGAGTTGTTGCATTGCGTTCATCTGCTCGCGTGTCTTACTTGCTAATCTTGCGAGACTTCGTATGCCGTCGAACATAATCTGATATTCTTTCTAAATGTTGTTCCGCCAATGCTCTCCCCTCCGGCGTGTCGTCGTAAGTATGCTGGTATACTGGCAATGGATCGCCCCTTTCGAGACGTAGGCCAATCGGGCATTCATTCATACAGATAACAAGCCGGAGTGAGAGAGTTCCGTTCATTTCTTAAAACGGAATGTCGTCGGTTTCGTCTTTCGGTTGAGCAACGAAGCCGTTGCTTTTGGCGACGATATGCTTGTCCTGCTTGGCCGCTGGCTTGCGCCGGTTGCCGAGCCACTTTGCTTTCTCGTCTCCGAACAACCAGCGTTCAACGCAGTTAAACTGGTGCTCTGGGTTGGTCTGCCCTGCCTCGACGCCGATGACGCAGACGCCCTTTTCGCCGACAAGGTCTTCCGCTTCGACGTTCACGTCTTCGCCTGGGATAACTGCACGACCGATGCTCGAAAGCACTTGATCCACCTTCCACCCTGCTTTTGCTGTAAATGTGAGATGCTCCCACATTGTCGGGCCTGTTGTTCCGCCTTCTAACAGGACGGCGACATCGAGCTTGATCGTTGGGTTGCCGGCTTGGCTCGTCTTCTCGACGGCCTTGATGATTTCGACTTCGTATGTTCCAGGCTCTACGTAATAAATCGCGGCCTGTTTTGGTTCTGATGCTTTATATGTTGGCATTTTAGTTTTCTATTTTATTTTTGTTTGTCTTAGTTGGAGCGAATGCGCTCCGGTTTTTACTGCTTCTTGATCTGGCTCTACGCCGTTATTGGCGCAGAGTTCCAGATAACTCTTTTCTGACATCTTACCGCCAAGGGCGAGTATTAATGTCTCTTTCGTGATACCTTGTGCGGCCTTAGCGATAGCTCCATGCTCCACGAATTTTCTTCCGCTCATGCTGGTTAGTTTCCATCCGGGGACTTCGTCTCCGTTTTCGAGTCTCGTCTTGAGATGACCTAGCACCGGCTCGGCAATCTCCTTTTCTGCGAGCTTCCATTCTTTGGCGAATGCTCCCATGCTCTCCGCTGTTGCGAGGATGCGCTGGCGGATCGCATCGATGCTGTTGCCTGTAACGTCTGGGATGAGAGCGATAGCACTCTCAGCCTGCCGCACAATAGCGTTGCAGTTATTGTAATGTTTACACCATGAGCAGTACTCGCAAGGCGTCGGCTGCGCCTCCGCGCTTGTTGCGCGGTCGATTGTGCGCTTGGTGATCTGTTGCGCTTCCTCGTAACTAAAATCGTAGCTACGAATTAGCTTTTGATCGACATATACGACATGGGCAGTCCACGACGTGTCGAAGTTGTCCTCCATACACGCCAATGAATAGGCCGCGAGTTGCTCGCGATAGTTCCGAACTTGGCCTGTCTTGATGTCCGCGACCCACTTCTCGGCCTTGCAGACTGCGTCCGCTGTTCCGAGTTTCGAGAGCCCAGGAACTGCCATTGCTAGATACTCTTCGCGAGTCTCGACGAACGATCCTTTAGCTAGGCGCGTCAGTTCATCAACGCCGTAAGCAATAGCTCCGGCGTCTTCGCTAACGATTGCAACGTCATATTCTGACGATATTAAGTTGCGTATCGCAACGTCGACTGCCGTGCCGCGCTCCGCTGCCGCGCTTGTGCCTCCTGCGCCCTCGAAGAGAGCGCATTCGGCGAGTTTGGGCAGACTGCTAGGTGATATTTCTTTGATCATTTTATTTTAATTATGTTACGTTCTTTGGTTGTTTGTTTGGCTCATAGACCCATATTTCCCAATGTGGTTTCTTCATAAAAACGTGCATGAGCTTGACGTTCCATTCATCAGCTAGAAGCTTATTTACTGAGTTCATCCAACTGATGTATGGGCGTAGTAACCCTGGCTTAAGCTTTCCAGACCATTCCACTTTGTGTATATGTTGCGATCCGTCTGTTGGAAACTCATCCGTAACTTTGATTTCGCACGTCACGCCTTTTCCAAATTTGCATTTAAACGTCTTCATTGATTCGCCTTTCTCCACTCGATAGCCGTATTTACAAACTGATCGACGCGAAGCGCAACGCGCTCAAGATACTCTGGTGCGCAGTCACGCCACGTTTGTTCGCTTGTCAGCACGCCGCGCCCGATCAAAAACTGATTGACCGCTCCTTCGTGCTCTGCGAGCCGTGCTTGCCATCCGATGACATTCTTGGCGTTAAGGATATGCTCTGGCTGTTTAGTTGCAACGGCCTCAAACAAATGAGCGACAGATGCCCACTCCAGCGGCAACTCTTCTGCGAGTCCGCTTCGCGTCTTAGCGTCGTATGCCGCGCTGTGCGTGGTCAACAAGATGCGCTCTTTGCCGCCGATGCCCTTTCCTTTGCCTGTCTCGCTTGTGCTGACCTTGGTTTTGAATCGCAAGAACCAAAGTTCATCCGCGAACTCCTTAAGTAGTGGTGAGCTTTGTTTGCTCAACTTCAACTCGTATCGGTCGTATGCCGCGAGTGCGTCCGGTGCTTCAAAGCGCACGATCTTGCTGTGCGCGATCATGACGACGTTCTTGCCGGCGTCGATGAGTTGGTCTATGCTGGACAGCATCCGGCTCATTCTTTCCGCTACCATGACCCAGCCCTTGCCGAATCCAAAGTCTTCGACGCTAGTCTTCTTGGTGCTGGCGAGAAGGTCTTCAACGCACAGGCGTTCCGCCCAATCTGCCGAGTCTACGACGATGGTTTTGTAATCGGTCGCCTTGGCCTCAGCCAATGCGTCCGTAAGTTGTTTCCAACTGCCGATCTCGCAACGGTCCACATCTAGGTGGCTTGTGCCTTGCTCGATGTCCAAGAACAGCGGCCTTGGGAACTTGGCCGCGAATGTGCTTTTGCCTACGCTCTCTACGCCGTAGATGACGACGCGCTGGGCGCGTTGTTGCTTTCCTTTTGTTATTTTCATTTTTCTATTTTCCTTTGTTATTTGCTGCATATACGGCCACAGCGAGTGCCGCCCACGAGTGGGATTTGATGCCGTATGTTGGCCCCGGCTGGGCTTTTGTTCCCTGCGGCCCGATGAGGTCAAGCAATGCTTGGCGCACGTTGGCGTCTTTTGCTCGCATCGTTCCGCATAGAAATAGTTTAATATCTTTTCTGAAGATCAATTCGACGTCCACTCTCGCCACCTCGATGAATCTCCCGATCCAGACGCACGTCTCGAATGTCGAAGCCCCTACGGCCATGCCGTAGGATGCGATCATCTCGATAGCGCACCTTGTATACTCCCGACCGATGAGCACTTGGCGCATCTCCTCGTTTGGAATGTGTCCGTGATCAACGATCTTGCCGTTGTGAAATTGCACAAAGGCCGAATGCGTTGTGCCGGGATCAATCGCGATGTTCATATTTAAGAGCTTTCGTTTTAATCTTGTCTGCTGGGAGTGAAAGGACGTCGCAAATTCCTTGGAATGCTTTAGATCGTATGAAGTGCAACGCTGTGTCCCTATCGATCTCTTGGTGGGCGTTTAGCTGTTTGCTCATGAATACCTTTTCGCTCCGCAGGTCTTCAACGGCCTGCTGGATCATCCCGCAAAGAAGTTTGCGGGTGAACTGGCATTCGGCATCGTGCCTCTCTTCGGCAGTCATTCCTCGTCCTCTGGTGGGAGTGGGAGCGGCATCCAATGCAATACCGGCTCCTCGTCGTGAATCCGTGCGCCTGCAACATTGCGCCAGACTTTGCCGTCAATGAAGCCTGTCCATACCTCGCCGCCGAGGGTGTGGATGATGACGGTCTCGCCATCGTCCGGTGGCGTTAATGCCGAAATCCAGCCGCTCATTTTGTTTCCTCCCCGCGCTCCCTGCGGATCTGGCGGTTCATCCACCAACGGCGGGTTTGTTCCGCTTGGCAGGTGGCTTTTAGGTTTCCTAGGACGTAGCCCCCGACGAAGGCCGAGGTGCAGCAGACGGTGAAGAGAATTAAGAATGTTAGTGGTTCCATATATAAAAATTATTTAAGGTATTCTTCAACGGTCATTCCAGAATTGGACTCCCATTCTAGACGAGTGCGGATCATAAGTGTCTCGTCTTCGCCTTGGTATCCATTTTTTGACTTTTCAATGAGAGCCTCGATATCCCAAGTTTCCATTTGAAGACTGCGAGCCGCTTATTCGATGGCACGCCATTCACCTATTCCAGTCCCCATAATTGCTCCAGACGAGTCGATAACTAGGTTAGCATAAAAGTCTATTTGCGTTGTGCAGTTGATCCGTTGGTCGTGCCGGATGGAGGGTTGAGTTGTTCCAAAGCGTTTGGAGACTGTCTTGCCAGTTTTGATCCATACGGATGAATCGTCTTTGGTTTGATACTTTGCGCCGATTTCGAGTTCCTTGATTTTCATTTTCTATTTCTAATATTGTTTCTTCGTCAGCGGTCTTCGCTTTCGATGGACAAACATTCTTTCATCTCCGCAAAGATGAAAAGAAAAAAAATCGCGAAGTGCGAAAATAATTCTGGGGAAAAGTCTTTACATATGCGCTCAACCAATGCTGGAGCGGCTCTGCGGGCTTATTTTATTTTAAGATCGG